TTCATCTGAAACCAACCGTTGTCCTGGTACCTGTTCCACCACCATTCCTTCCAGTTGGCATACACCTTGAAACGCCTGCCCCAGAAATCATCTTCCACCTTGCGAATGTGGTCATAGAATCCGGCCGACGATATTCTGCCGGTTCTGTAATTTGATTCGTGTTCACCCAAACCGTCGATGCCGTTGCAGGCAAGATGTTCTTCTATAGAAGTGCCATCAGCAAGTTTCAATGCACGGCAGTTTTCCCACAAATTTGGAGCCACGCTTCTCCAATAGCTTCCATAGAATTCCGGAAAAACGAAGCAATTCTTCGCATAGAACCGGAGTTCCTTTTGAACCTCCGACGGATCGAGCATGAAACACTCGGCGGCCATGTCCCGGTGCATGTCTTTCGACGGATCGGCAATGTATTCCAGCATCACTGGATCTTTGTGGTAGCAAGCAGCTATCCTCACTTCGAGTGCCGAATAGTCGATTTCCACCAGCACGTGACCGTCACGGGGAATGAAACATGAACGAATCAACTTTCCGAGCTTCTTGTCCCGGATCGGAATGTTCTGAAAATTGGGATCAGACGAGGACGAGCGGAACGTTCTCACCATGTTCAAATTGAACACCGGATGAAGAAAACCGTCCAAAACCTCGCGTCGAATGCCCAGAAGATACGTGCTCTTCAATTTCTTGAGCTTCTCGATGTCCAAATACCGGCGAATGAATTCGCCACCTATCTTGCTGAGCTGCTCTTCGTCCATCTTGATGTTGTTTTTCTTGGTGATGGCACCCACTTTGTGGCCCATGTCTTCCACCAAGACTTTTGCAAGCTGGTGACGGCTGCCCAGCGAAGAACGCTCACCGTACCGTTTCTTCCACAAGTGCCACTCTTCTGATTCCTTCTGGAGCTTCTCGAGTTTCCGTATGCGCCGCTCGACCTTCTTTATCGTCTCGTCGAGCAAGTCAACATCGATGCGCATGCCGTTCTGTTCAACAGCAGCAAGAACCAATGCCCCGTCGTGCATCAACTTGTAAGCATCGGCCGTTGTCAGTTTCAACTTTTGTTCTCCCTCTTGTTGATGCCGTCCCGCTTGATGGCCTCGAACACCTCGCGTCGGTGAACCGGCACGTGTTTTGGGGCCTCCACACCGAGTCGAACCTTGTCGCCTTGAATCTCCACCACGACGATTGTGATGTCGTCGTTGATGACGATGCTCTGGTTCTTCGCTCTTGACAGCACAAGCATCTTCAACCTCCCTGCTGGGTTTTCAACAAGTTTTGAAACTCTTCCTCGAACCCATCGATGAACATCCGGCCGAGCCAGACAAACACATAATCCACGATGCTCGTGGCCGACGGTTGCTCTGAATTGGTTGTGCCGCCGGCCGGCTCGAACGTCGATCCTCGGAACTTGCGGACCAACGTCTCCAGGGGCACGCCGGACTGTAACGCCATGCTGGTCAGGATGCCCACCGAATCGCACAGTCCGCCGACCGTGCTGCCTTCCTTGGCAATCTCGATGAACAACTCGCCGGGCTGGCCGTCTTCAAACAGTCCCACAGTAACATAGCCCTTGTGGCCGTTGATGTTGAACTTGTGCGTGATCGACTGGCGGGTGTCCGGCAGCCGCTTGCGGTGGGGCTTGTTGGCATTTCTCTCGGCCCGTTCCCACTGGTCGGAGCACTTGATCAACTTGTTGTACGCTTCGATCTCTGCGCCATCGTCCGAATCGGTGTTGAATTCCTCTTCGGCGAACTCCCGCAGCGTTTCAGGCGTCACGGCTTCATCGAGCATGCCCATGTCCCATCTCCTTTTGCTGGTCCCTGCTTATCATCCAAGTGAGCAAAGCGTCCATCCCGTTGTAATGGAGAAGATCCTCCAACTTTGCCTGCAACACCTTGTTTTTCTTGTTCGACGAGTCGGACTTCAGAAACGCCTCAACGGTTCCTGCATACGGGGGCACTCCATGTCTCGCGAACGCCTGAAACTTCAAGCCCGTGACTCCCGTCCTGTTGTCGATGATGTGGGCAGCCTGCATTCCGTCCCATGCCCAGTTGCGGACACCCCTACCGAACACCTTTCTCGTCCATCTCTCCTCGTATTTGATGTTCCAACCAATCTTAGGAGTTCGGCTCCACAAAAACTCCCGGGTAACTTCAACCGCCTCACCAACCCACGGATAGGCAATTGTAGTTGTACCGTTGCTGATTGCGCACGATGCTATGCAAGATTCCGAATGATCCGGCTTGAGCCTGTCAGTTTCATAGTCAAACGCGACTTGTTCATCTGCATCAATGAATTCTTCTATGAAACCAGCAGCACGGCTCGGCTCCGTGAGCAGTTTTGGTTTCACATCCAGTGGATCCGGGGGCTCATTGTCGTTCGACAAGGCTGCGGCCAGCTGCTTCTTCATCAACAACTCGGGAACACGGTTGTTTTTGCTTTTCACCGAACCCGGATGCATCAACGGGCAGACCCAACTGCCCATCCACGGAATGATGTAGCCGGACCAACTGGCAATGGGATTCTTGAAGAAAGCTATCCCGTTGATGAACGATCGTATCGCAACCGGGCCAAACAACAAGATGAACTTGGGTTTCAATTCCCTGACGGTCTTCATCATCTTCGGCCGGCATGCCGCGATTTCTGCATCCGTGGGAATGCGTCCGCCGCTGGGTTCGCAACACACAGAACTGATGATCCAGCAGTCCCTGTCGAGCGACCAGCCAAGCTCGTTGAAGTATTCTTTCAGCAATTCATCTGCACCGTCTGCAAAACCAGGTCTGTCCTTCACCGGAATTTCCGCCAACACCAACGCCCGCATCCGGCCCCTGCCGCGGATCGGCATGGGCGCAGACCGGTTGTTTCGTCCGAGCTTGCACTTCCCGCAATCCGGAACTTCGGAACGAGCAATGAAGGATTGCTTTTCAGCCTCTGTGAAGAATCCCATGAAATCCTTTCAGCAAATCATCAATCTTCGACCAACGACATGCACACCAGGTAGATGAAGTTGCCCGTTTCGATTCGCATCTTGTTGCCGAGAATCTTGCAATCGGTGTTCCGCCTGCTGATCTCGATGAGCAACTTGGGATCGATGTTGAACGCGATGGGTTCGCCTGTGTACTCGATCTTCTTTTTCTCCTCGTACCATCCGCTGGGGCCGTACCCCTTTATCTTCAGCAAGCCGTTGTTCATCGCAACCAGCACCTTGTCGTCTACCGGATTCTCCGAAGAAAAGATCACGGCCTTGTCGAGTACCTTTTCCAAGTGCTTGGGGAACTTGGTCACCAACCCGTCAGAATCCCCAAGAACATTGTCGACGTTCGGATAGCTTTCGATGTAACGCCGGCTGCTGATCGTCAATCCCGATGCATCCCGAAAATGAATCCAATCTTTCGTGTGGCTCCACTCGTGGGGTTCCATCGAAACTATCTTGTTGACTGCTTCGAAACGAACCAGGGTTTGAGCATCATCGATGCCTGTCTCGATCTTGTACCGGATGATCTGCACATCGTCAGTTGCCTCGACAAAATCGCCGGCGATGTGAACACATGCAAGAACAGCACTGCTTTCATCAGACGAGCAACACGACGATGCCATCTTCATGGCTTTCAACAAGTTTTCCGGGATCTTGCTCCAATTTCCCGGGTTCTCGATGTTTTCAACAGGAATGAGCACCTCGTTTTCCATGCGAACGACGGATCGCCTGTTCTTTCCCTTGATCATCAACCCCTCTTCCGTCTTGTCGATCAAGATGGCATCCTCGTTCAACTTCTTCAGCAATTCCAAAAGAGGCTTGGCTTCCACGGCACCCTCGATGTCGAGCTTGCTCGGCGTGCGGACGGCCACCTCATCGTTGAAGGTCAGCACTTCTCCGCCAGTGAACACAAAGCATTGAGACTGCTCGATGATCTCGCGCTTCGCGAGTCCCACAGACACCGACTCGAGCTGCTTCAGCAAGTTTTCACGATTGACTTTCATCATTGCTCCTTTGTTTCTCGAAGGAAGCCGCCAGAAATTCACCGGCTGCCTTCCTGTTTTCCCTGTCATTCCACCATTGAACGATTCCAGAAGGATGCGGAATCACTGAAACATCAGCATCCAACTCGTTGCTGTGTTTCCACTCCAGAAAATCCATCTTGCCCTCACCGAAAGCCCTAGCCACGTTCTTTCCGACGAAAACAACCCGGCGTCCGGCCAGATCATGCTTCATTTCCGAAGCCCGTTCCTCCGCAATCTCGTGATCCCACGCATCACCCTTTCCTTCCTTGCCGGGCCACTCGTCGAACATGTTCACACGGTCAGTTTCTCCCATGAACTGGTCATACGTCATCCCGGCAAGTTTTGCCAAGCGCTTTCCGTTCTTTCCCCCGAGCGGATCGCCAGAGTCGCCCTTTCTGCCCGGGGCCTGCCCGATCATCAGCAGATTTTCCTTGCTGCCTTCCTTCAAGTACATTCCGTATTCATCCATCTCCTCTGGAATGTGCACGCCACGCTTGAGTTTCAGCTTGTTTCTCTTGAAAGGAGAATAGTCAACCACGTGTTGCCATCTTCCCCACCTGTGCGTGATCTCGACGACGTCGGGATGTTGTTCTTTCAGCGATTCAGCCATCTTCAGACGACCGTCGTCCTTGTACAGCTCGTCAGTATTTCCTCCCTTCATCGACATCGTAGCAGATTTCTCGGCAAGAAAGCTGTAGAACAGAACCGTGCACATCTCATCCTTCAACACGCGCAGCGACAAATCGGTGTCCTCGTTGTATCTTCCACGCCAACGATGCTTGATCGAGTTGTCGATGAGAATGCACGAATAGATGCGGGTGTTCAAGAAGAACGGAGTATAATTCTCCTTTCGCACACAGAACATCGCATATTGAAATCCTGCGAGGCCGGCGTTCTCGTAACGGTCGACGAAATCTTCAGCAGCCCTGAAGATGTTGCCGCATTTGACCTTGATCTTTCGGTTTTTCCAGTAACGCCGGAAGCACCGAATGTTGTCGTCGAGAATCCAATGCCTCTTGGCGCCTTCCGAAATCGCATGTTCCCATACCCAATTGCGCGCAGGTATGCTGCCCTGCCCGAGATTGGAAAACGGCAAGATCAGCAGCTTGTTTGGATCCATCACCGATGCATATTGATCCCGCTCTTGGGGCTCGATCACGACCCGATGCGGAACTCCCATCCGTTCCAATGCACGAACAGTCAACCTCGATTCCCATCGACCCTTTGAAATGACGTACACCGGATACTTCGGCAGAAGATTTTCTTCAGCAACAAACTCGTTGTTGATTTCTATGTTCGTGTCAGTGGGAGGATACCATATCGACCTGGTGTCCGCGCCGATCTTCTGTCCGATCATCCGTGCGAATTCATCCCTGTCTTCGGGACACCGGAAATGAACCTTGAGAGTCTGATGGGGCATCATGTATCGATTGACACACGAGGGCATGCCTCCCCAATGAATCTGCCACGCCGGTGGAAGACCGAGAAGACTTTCGGTTTTTTGCTTCCTGCGTTTTTCAGCCATGCTGGTTCGCGGTTGAAAACATTCCGCCATTTCTTCCCGGTTCATCCAGCCTTCCTCCAGTAAGCAGGTCTGTTGTTCCACAAGCGAGTCGATACCGGCTCGTAACCATGCAACCGCATCGTCTTGTTGAATTCACGCTGTGCCATTCTGCCCGGAACCGCCGGAGAAGACAGCCCCAATCCGCCAACGGTTTTCAACTTGTACGTTGGAAAATGTCCAACCGATCGACCAGAAAAAGCATTGGCAACGATCATGGCCACCGGTTCCAATTCCAAGATTTCTTCCAAATGAGTCAACGGTTCTTCAAAATGCTCGAAGTATTCAGAAGCAAAAACCAAACCACCCTTTCTCAAACCATCGATGCTGTCAACGATTGAAACACCCACGCCTCTTCCCATTATACGAGCGATTGAAATTTGTTTCGAGCCCTCGATGTTTGTGCCAACAACATCAGCGTTTGGAAACAATTGTTTGAGTCCAGCAGTCGTAAAGCCGATGCCGCATCCAACATCAATCACCGTTTTCACAGCAGACAGGTCGTCAACGATGCTCTTGTTGTCCAGGGATTTCTGGTGATTGATCCCCTTCAAATACCCCCTGGAATAAATCCTCCAGCAAGCCCATGTTTCCGACAAGTAGCTGTCTTCTCCGTACACTCCATAATCGGGCTTTCCAGCTTCCAACGAGTCGTACCACCTGTTCTCGTACCTTTCAACACGCTTCTCTTCCTCCGAACTCAATTTCCTGCGCATGTATTTTCTGGCCAAGATGTCCGACATTTCAGCAACGACGGAAACGTCAATCCCTTCGACCTCTCCACATGCATCCAAGAACAATTGGTGGAGTTCTTTGTTCCTTGCGTTCAGTACATCTTTCAACAAGTTGACATTCATTTCAATCCGAATCTCTTTCGATTCCGATCGCGCTGAGCAGCAATCGTGCTGGGCACGATGATGTCACTCGATTTCTCGAGCACTTCTTGTTCTTCGTCCTTCGTCGGCAGGAGACTTTCCTTTGCTTCTTTTTTCTTCCACCCGTCAGCGAATACTCCAGAATCATCAACAATTTCGTTCCACTTCTTGCCGTCCCACCAACCATCAAATGAACCTTCCGGCCACATGCCCGTCCAATCACACTTGCTGAATGCACAATTGCATTGACTGCAATATGGAATTCCTGCCCTGTCCTTGTTGTGCAAACGCTTGCGGATGCTCTGCATCAATTCACCGAACCAATACTTCTTGAAACCTTCCGGCCCATCCTTGACGTTGCCGAGCAATCCGCCGCTCTCGCACAAAAAGTCAATGCAACAAAACAGATAGTTGCCTTCATAATCGACGGTGGAAAAACGCATGGGTATGGTGCATTTTCTTTCGTACGACTCGCGGACGGGCACCAAGCCCTTTGGCATGGCTTCTTTCCAATCGATGTGGTTCAAGAAGGTGCTCATTCTCCCGAATTTGCGCCAGCGCATTCTCTTTTCCGGGCAATCGCGAATCACGACGAGCTTCATGTCCGGATCGTTTGCATACGACCATGCATTGCGGTGGTTCGGACTGCCGATCTTGTGGTCGTCGTACAGATACCATTCAGCACCGCTCTTCTTGGCAAGATCAATGAACCAATCCTTCTTGCTGTACACGTCAAACACGATGACATTCAATCCAGCGTCGAACATCTTGCCCAGTGAAACTTTTCCAGAAAGAACATTCGAACCGTTCGTGTGAATCAATTGCTGCGTAGTTGGACTCACTTTCCTTCCAAGTTCGATCATCTCGTACAATTCTGGATGCAAAGTTGGTTCTCCGCATTGTCCAAGTTCGAGACGACCGTTCGGCGTACACTCGGCGACGACTTTGAACATAGATTCCCATGTTTCTTTCGACATGTATCTGTGAACACCGTCCGAAGGAAACACCCGTGCCGAGCAGTGCCAGCACTTGAAATTGCAACCCCGAACAAATTCGACTGCCCAGACCCATGGCCCGTACCGCCCCAGTGGCTTCTTGCCCTTTCCGATCGTTTCCCAATCAAGCATCGTTCATCTCCTGTTGCGACACGAGAAAACCCCGGCTGCTGATTTCAAGCAGCCGGGGCAGGTAAAAGAGCGAAGGTCACGCGTCGTCCAGACCGTTGACATACCCGTTGATGGCATGCCATGCATCGGTGAGCTGGCTTCGTGATGCTTTCGGATTGCTCGAACCGTACAGCTTGTCGACTTCTTCGACCATCTCGTCCGTGACGCCCTTCGGCAAGCCGTGCGTCTTGATCACCGTTCCAGCCACGAACCGGCGGTTCAAGACGCTGCGAACACCGGCAAGATTCTCGTATTCCGGACCAGCGGCCGACTTGGGCTTGCCGTTCTTGGACTCCTCCGTTTTCTTGGAAGTGGTTTTCTTCTTGCTGGGTTCTTCCCGTTCCTCCGATTCCAGTTCGGCGTCCACTCCCTGTTCTTCCGGTTCTTCAGCAGACTCCTCTTCCGGGCCGTCGTCCTTTTCCACGAGCTTGACGTCGCCCCCGATTTCGGCGATCTTCGACAACAACTCGTTCAAACGGTCGGCTTCCGGGTGGTCGTCGGGCACCGAGATGTCGGTGTCGTTGTCTTCGAACATCTCGGCCAGATCGCGCAACTTGGAACGCATCCGCTTGCGGTTCCACGACGAGGCCGTGCTGAATCCCAACGCTTCGCACAACTCGACCACGTCTTTCCTCACAAGTTTGGTACTCATTGGATCTCCTTTCGATTGTTGGATCCCGTTCAATTGACTGGTACTCCCTGGTACCAACTATCTATTATACTACCCAGTAGTTCTTATTCTGCTACCCTCCGCACGGGCTCGTACCATTCCCAACATCCCGCGACGACGGCTTGGTAGCTCTCCCTGAAACGGCCCTCCCGTCTCACTATCCAGTTCAACCTGGCGACGCCGTTCTTCCTGTCGTTCTCGCTGACGTTCACTCCTATCATGCCGTTCACGTGTGCCAACTTCGTCTTCCGCCCCGAGAAGTGCTGCTTCCTCAAGACTTTTGCCTTGTCGCCGTATGCCGCAGCCGACGATTGGGTCGCCGTCACCACAAGACAATGTTTTTCCTGGCTCATCCTGCGGAGAGCCTTCCACGTTTCATCTATCTGATCCAACGTGTCTCGTACCCCGTACGGCGGGGCGAGAATGTCAGCATAATCGATCACCAGAACATCGGGTACCCACCGCATTTCCCTTTCCCAACTTGACAACTTTGCCGAAATGTCGTCCACCGACGTCGACGTGTTCGGCCTGCAGCAGATCCACAGCCTGTCGACTCCCCTGCAAGTTCTCTTCACGGCATTGTAAGCAGCTCTCTGGGTCGGCGGCCCGTCAAATTCCCTCGTCTCCGTCGAAATCTCCCCGTCCCGGTCGACGCTGACCGGAACGCGCAATTTGGACTTGAAATTCTCGACCGAGGGGATCCTGAGAGCACGGGCCCCCAACCGCCGGAGCACCTGGTCCTGCGAGTTGTCGCCGACGTCGAAGTACGCCACCCGGCACCTGTTTCGAACCGCTCTGAATGCGAGATCGAGCAAGAATACCGACTTCCCCGTCTTGTCGGGAGCCATGAAGGCATACAACGAATCCCTGGTCAGCCACTTGCCCAAGAACCCCTGCAGCTTTCCCGGGTAATAAATCAGCGAATCTTGTCTCTCCTGGTCATACGCCTGCCGCCAAGCGTCGTAGTCGGACACGACCCTGCAGACCGAGTCTTCTCCCATCTCGATCCGCTTCAAGCTCGCCAGTTCTTCGAACGCCTCTTCCGGCTTTCCCAGTTCTTCCAGTTCCTCGGCCCGCTGAATGGCACGCCGCACCTTGACTGCTGCAAAGTATTTCGCAGCACGGTCGAGCTGCCAGTCCGAGTTCTTCTGCCCGTCGTTTTCTTGTTCCCTGTCAGCAGCCAGAAGAAACCGCTCGACTCCGCGGACGGTTTCCTCCGGCATCTTGGTTGTTCTGGCCCAATCTGAATAGATGTCGCGAAGCTGGCCGTTCGGAACGTCGCCGTACTTTCTCAGATGGTCGACCATCCACCCGCCGACCAGGTTGGCCCACGGGGCATCGAACAATCCCTCCCCCGTCCATTGTCCTGCAACCCGGGACAACACTGTTCTGTCCGTGGCCATCGCGGCCAGAACTGCACGTGCTTCTTCGCCCTCGCGGCGTCTGGCTTTCATCCTATTCGATCTCGTTCCATTTCAATGTGCCCGGTTTTTCCCCGAAGTGCTGGAGCGCTTCGTCCGTGTCTTCTTGGGTCGGGTAGTTCTCGCACCACAAGCCCCTTTCCCTCTCGAGCCATTCCCTCACCCTTGCAACCAGGTCGGCTCTCGGGTGCTTGTTCTCCGGCACTTCCCCGGAATCCGATTCCTGCCGGAGCTTCGCATCCCGGAACTTGCCCCACTTGTCGAAGACGTCTGCAGCCTTGTGGATCTTCGGGCACCACGGCTCGGAGTAGTGGATCTTCATCCACTTGACCATGTCCCGAACTTGTTCCTTCGGGACCTTTCGGCGGAAACGAAGAGCTGCGATGTGCTTCGCGAGAGTTGGAACTCGGACGCTTCTCGGCGGAGCCACTATGTCGGCGTCATGCAGTACCAGTACTTCCCGCAGGTGCCCGGCGGCTTTCTTGTCCCAGTCGTCCGTTTGCACCAAGTTCGGCCCTTCGTTTTTTCTTGTGCGTGGGCGCTTTTTCAAAGCGCCCCCATTTCTTTCTTTCTTATTAGTATCTTTCTCTGATCGGAGTATACTTTGTATACTGGTCCTGTTTACTTCGTATACTGGTTTTGTATACGAAGTATACTGGTCAAGAGGGAACGAAGTATACTGGTCTCCGTCGATCAACTTCAGCCGGTAGAACTTTCTCAGGCGCCCGTTGTCCCCCTCGATTTTCTCCTCCAGGTAGCCGTCTTCGATTGCCTTCTTGATTCCCTGTATGATGGACTTCCTGGTCAACCCGGTGCCGCCGTCCATCCTCTCGCCGTTCTTCTTCTTGCGCCCGTTCTCGAACTCGTCGAGCGTGATGCGCTTGAACTCCCCGTACTCCAAGAAGCCCCACGTGTGCCGAAGAACATATTCAACGATCTTCATTTCACCGAGGGAGGTGATGGTACTCGTGATGCCGATCCATTCGGCAGGCATCCGGAACCAATTTTGACCGGGAGCGCGGAACCCGGCAAACTTGTTGTTCATCCAAACCTCCGTGCAAAAGAAGAGCCCGGCTGGGGTGGTATTCCCAGCCGGGCGAAAACTTTGAACTGGTGAGACAGCCAAGAGTCCAGTTCAAAATGAAGACATGGCGGATGACAACACGACATGACCATCTCCAACAGTGAACTCGTGTGCTGCCTTGCAACACCATACCACGCTCGGCAGCATCATCGTATTATACACACCCAGGAAGATTTGAAAAACAACGGTTTCACTCCAGAAATGCTTTCCTGATTTCCCCGATCTCGTCCTCGTCCGCATCGGCAAGATCGTCGCCAGTTTCCAGCTGAACGACATGCGTTTCACCGGGATACTGCTGCAGCACGTCGGCCAGGGCTTCGGCTTGGCGTCGTGCGTCAGAATCAAAGCAGATGGCCCGCATCGGATGGTTTCCCATTCGTTCGATCTGCTGGGGAGTGACTTTCAAGCCGAGCGTAGCAACAGCGCCCGGCCCGACTGCCCAGACGTCGGTCGGGCCCTCGACCACGAGCAACGCATGCCCGGCCAGATCTTCGCCGTACAACACCGTCTTGTGATTCACCAGTTCTTGTTCCGGCGAGGCCGACAAGTACTTCGGGTTCCGCTCGCCGATTGCCCGCGTGGTCCAGCTCACCACCCGCCCGCCGAGTTCGATGGGTATCCAGATCCGCCATGCCAGGGAGCTCAGCGGCCCCGTGGATTGTATTCCCCACAACGTCTCGATGGAATCAGGGTCGAAGCCCCGTCGCTTCAAATACGCTCTGTGTGGCTTCTGGAGGCTTGTCAGGCCCTTTGGGTATTCGAGCCCTCTTCCCGGCTTGAAATCAATTCTGGGGGCATCTACGCCCGATAGAAACGATATCCCAGTTTTCTGGACGGCGTTCCAGTCGATTCCCGCGGCTTCAGCAAGAAGCTTCATCGAATTGAAGCCGCCGCACTTCCAGCAGGCGGCACGGCCGGTCGACAATTCGATGCCCGCATGAAACTTGCCCGTTCCCTGCCCGCATCTCGGGCAATCGATGCCGATCCAGCCAGCGCGCACATGCCGGTGGCTTCCGCCCTCACGGTAGTCGATGCCGTGCTGGCGGAGAAAGTCTTGAATCGTCATCGTCTTCCCTCAGACGCCTGGTTCTTCACCGGCATCGCTGCTCTTGCCGGCAGCATGGCGCAGCGGATTGCCGCCGTTGCCGCCATCACGGTAGCCGGCTCGGTAGACGGACTTCACTCCCGAGACGATGTCGGTGAGCATCAGCTGAATGAGTTCTTTGTCAACACCTTCCGACTTGTCCAGCACGACCGACCAGCTCGACAGGATGCCGGATATGCCCTGGCGGACGACTGGGGAAATCTGATCGACGTCAGCGGCGTTGCCGTATCTGGAGAGGTCGTTCTTCCATTCACCGATCTTGTCCAGAAATTCGTTGACGGTTTTGAATTGTTTCTGCATCTTCTCTGTTTCGTTCATCTCTTCATTTCCTCCAAAAGCAGGTCAAGTACATCCAGATCCTCGTCGTTGGAACGACCGTCGATCACAGCCGACAAAGTTTCTTGCTTGCTCTGTATTATACCAGCGAGGTTTTCTTCCACGGTGCCGGCGGCCATCAGGTAGTGAACCCACACGGTCGACTGTTGGCCGATGCGGTGGCAGCGGTCTTCGGCTTGAACGACCGCTCCGGGCTGCCAGGGCAGCTGAACAAATGCGACGGTGGATGCCGCCGTGAGATTCAGGCCGACGCCGGCAGCTTGCACGTTTCCCACCAAGACGCGGGCATTTCCAGATTGAAATTCCAGGCGGGCGGCTTCCCTCTTTCGTCCGACCACAGATCCGTCGATCGTGACGGTCTCGGCGTCGAGTCTTTTGGCCAGAGTGCGAACAGCGCCCCGGTGAACTGCAAACACGACCAGCTGCTCGTCGGTGTCGCGAAGCCAGTCGTTCAACCAATTGATTGCTGCTTTCATTTTCAGTTGTGCTGCCAATTTCAACAGCCCGCCCGTTCTCGACACGGCTTCGGCTCTCCCGGCTCGTTTGGCCGCTTCGGGATCTCTTTCTTCAAGCCATTCCAGGTAGTTCTTTTTGGCCTGCGCGTATTCCTCTGGATTCTTGAGCGGCATCGGCACGACCTGCCGCATCTTGTTGGGCAGATCTTTCAGCACATCGGCCTTGCGTCGGCGAACCATGCACGTGGATTTCAACAGATCGTGCAACTCGTCCGAGTGGCTCACGCCGTTGAAATCCCATCCCCAGTAGTTCTTCTTCCCGTTGCAGTAACGCAGCGCGTATTTGAATCTGGAACGAAACACGCTCGGTTTCAACATGTTCAGCACGGGAAACATCTCGATTGGCCGATTGAGCATGGGTGTTCCGCTGAGTGCGATTACATATTGTGCCTTGCTGCAGAGGGCACGAACTGCCCGTGTGCGCTTGGCTTTTGGATTCTGGCAGTAATGGCATTCATCTAGAACCACGGTGCCGGGCCGCAGCTTCTTGAGAA